TGCTTTATAACGCAGGCAGGATCAATGGTGCTTTGATTGTTGCACCAAAGGGTGTGTATAAAAATTGGTATGATCAAGAAATACCAAATCATATGCCTGATTATGTGCCTAAAAAAATGGGTCTTTGGAGAACAGATCCTAATGCAAAAGATTTAAAACCTATGTTTTCTACTGGTGCAGAGCTTCATATATTAATTATGAACGTAGAAGCTTTTTCTACCAAGAAAGGTCTGCAGTTTGCACACAAATTTTTAAGTAGTCATGATGCTTTGATGGGTGTGGACGAGTCTACAACTATAAAAAATCCTAGTGCAAAAAGAACTAAAAATATTTTATCCTTACGATCTCTTACAAAGTATAGAAGAATACTTACAGGATCTCCTGTAACTAAATCACCTTTAGATTTATTTTCACAATGTAATTTTTTAGATCCTTGGTTACTAGATCAATCTTCTTATTATTCTTTTAGAACTCGATACGCTATATGCAGAAAGATACAGGTTCATGGTAGACAGGTTGAGATTGTAGTTGGATACAGAAATTTAGGTGAACTATCAGAAAAAATAAAACCTTTTTCTGATCGTGTGTTAAAAGACGATTGTTTAGATTTACCAAAAAAAACATATTTAAAACGTACTATTGAGTTATCCGACGATCAAAAGAAAGTTTACAAACAAATGAAACAAGAGGCACTTGCAGTATTAAATGGTAAGATGGTTACATCTGCAACAGTTATTACACAACTAATGAGACTACATCAAATAACATGTGGTCATTTCACATCAGACGATGGAACAATACAAGAAATAAAAAATAATCGTATACCACAACTTATGGACATACTAGAAGAAGTAGAGGGCAAAGCTGTTATATGGGCTCATTATAGATATGATATAGAAAAAATAGTAGAAGCTATATCAAAAAAATATGGAAACAATTCTGTTGTTACATACTATGGAGACACAACTACAGATGAAAGAGCAGCAGCTATAAGAAAAATACAAGATCCAGAATCACCAGTTAGATTTATAGTTGGTACACCACAAACAGGTGGTTATGGTATTACACTTACAGGTGCATCAACAATGATTTATTATTCTAATGGTTATGATTTAGAAAAACGTCAACAATCAGAAGCTAGAATAGATAGAATAGGACAAGAGAAACCTATGACGTATATTGATATTATGGCGGAGGATACGGTTGATATGAAGATAGTGAAATCTTTACGACAAAAAGTTAATATAGCTACAGAGATAATGGGTGAAGAATTAAAAGACTGGATTTAATTCATAAATAAATTAAATAAACCAACTAAAGTTAAGATAGTTGTAAATGCACCACCTATAACCCAATAAATTACTTTATCTGTTTTTGATTCTAATTTTCCTACGTCTGCATGTAAGTGATCTATCTGTCTTTTAAAACCTTGAACATACCCATACAAAGATACTAAGTGTTCGCCAGTTGTCTTTGGTGGTTTTCCGTTAGGCATTAGAATGATCCCTCGTACTCTGCTGCTACTCCAGGACTAGAATATTCACTAAATCCTGTATCACCTATTGGACTTAAATCTCCTGAACTTACATTTTGATCTGTTCCTGTCGTAGCTCTTGTATCAGAAAAATCACTTAAGTTTACACGAGGTATACTAGGTGCTGGTTTAAATCTATCAATTAAACTTGTAACACCTTCTCTAATTTTAGGAGAAAATAATCCAAACAAAGCTCCAACTGGACCTCCTAATAAAGCACCAAGCCCAACTCTAGCAGCTGGGTTTTCTTCTAAAAAACCTAAACTTCTTTGAAAAATGTTCTGCGGTTGAAATCTAGTAACATCTTCTATGTCCGCATCTCCACCCTCTGTTTCTAAAAATCTTGCTATTGATTCTTGTTCTGTAAGTTGAGGATTAATATTTATATCTGCTATACCACCAAATCTAGGTGCAAAATTTTCAAATCTATTTGTAAAATAACCACCACCACTTGGAACTTCTACTGGTAATCTTTCTTCACTAAAACGTTGATTACTATCATAGATATCAGCTTGTTCTTTTTGTAGTTGTTCTACGTTTGCTAGTATTTGTGCTAATGACATTATGCTAATCCTCTGTTACGGAGCCTAATCATCTTCTCCTCCTCCGATAATAACGCTTGTTCAGCAGGTGTCAAGCCAGTTTGCATCGCATTTGGTGCCTGCACAATAGCAGCATTAGGCTGCGGTTGTGGTGGTAATGGAACTCTAGATTGTGGATCTGCTGCTGGTAAAAAATCTTCAAGTTTAAATTGCCAGTCTTTATCTATTCTTTGTTTACTAAAGGCTCTGTTCATAGCTTTTATTATAGATAAAGATTCTTTAAAAATATTTGGCTGACCTGTTCTTCTAGATAAATCAAAAAAAGCTTCTTGTGTGCCTTTTCCTGGAAAATATGGTTTAAATAAACCTGTTTGTAAATAATTGTAATCTTTTAACAAACCTCTTTTATCAAATACAGTGCCTATATCTTTTCTACTCATACCTAAAATACTTGCATCAGTAACATCTTTTTTAGCTTGACTTTGAACTTTATGTAATTGTTTATTTGCTATAAAATATCTCTCTATTAATTCTCTAGATGTTTTATTAGGTTTAATTACTCCTTCCTCTCCACCAGTAAATTCTTTTCTAGCATTACGTAAACCTTTTTGATACTCGTTAATTTTATATCCTAGGGCAGCCTGTGGTTTAATTGGTATTAATCTAAAACCAAATACACCTGCTAATGCTTTGTCTATTTCTATAACATCACCATTGTTATCTGGTTTACCTGTTGCAGAGTCTACAACTCTTACAAACTGTTTATACTGTGGTGCTTGAGTTTCTGCTAAATGTTTTAATATTCTAAAATATTTTTCTGATCTTGGTGTTTCATCAGTATATAATTGTTGTCCTTCTTTAGTTCTACCTTTTCTAAAAAATATATCATTAAATGCTTCTGTAAAAATAGATTCACCTATAAACGGATTGGCTGTTTCAGCCATGGCTTCAATCATACCATTATAAAATCCTTTTGCTAATATTTCTTCATCCTCAATACCCTCTTGTATATTTCTCACTAAAGTTTGAAACGGTCTTGATGCTGTATCATAAACATTGTTATGACTCCAATCACTGTAAAATAATTGTCCTGTTTCTGGATCTTTAACAAAAATGTTTTGTGAGTTTTTTGACCAAGGTGCAACACCTAAATTTGTAGCTGCCTCTGCCTCTTCATCAGATACACCAAAGATTGCTTTTGATCCTTGTACAATACCGTATGGTAAAACAGCAAAAGCTGTGGCTCCTCCTACAGCTCTAGATAAACCAATATTTTTCATAGGGTTAGTGCTTTTAAAATAATTTAAACTACCTGTAACAGGATCTCTTATGTCTTTTAATACTTGTTCAAATATATTAGTTGTTGTTCTAAATATTTCTGATGGCCAAGACATAAAATTACCAAAAGGCGTAGCACGCATTGTTCTTACAAAGTCTCCAACGTACGCATAGTTCGGTATTGTATTTCTAACTACATCAGCAGCTTCTTCTTTTATTTGTTGAGGGGTTCTTTTTATACCGGCTTTTTTAAACGCTGCTGCTCTTCTAAGTTTTTCAACTTCATACATAGTTATCTTCCAAAAATCATCTTCCGCTACATACAAGTCTTGCATCTTTTGGCCAATTTTTCTAGCTCCTCGCACAGTCACCTCTCCTGTTTTACCCAGAGCTCTCATCATAGGTTTTAAAATAGAGTCTGTTGCAACGTTACCTGATTCAAAAACTTTAGCATCACGCATAAGATTTTTAAGGTCACCCATTCTTACGTTAGAATTTGTAACACCAAGCTCTAATAACTCTCTATAGTAATCCATGGCTTTTGGATCTCTTAATCCTACGTTTAAACTTTTTCTTGCTTGATTAAATCCTCTAAACATTAAGATAGGATTTGTAAGTGCACCATTTGCTAATGCAAATGCAGCTGAAGAGAAAAAATTTCTAAAGTGTGTGGGTATGGACAATACTGTTTTTGCATACTGAGATCCTGCTTTTGGTGTTAAAAATAAATTTCTATAACCAAAAGAAGCGAATCTACCAAACTTACCACCTGTCTCTCCTCTCATCCATTGTGATACTTTGGCAGAATTACCAAAAGCCTCTGCTATATCTCTTGATGTGTGCATACCTTGTAATCTATTTATTAATACACCATCTTTAAAATATTCTTGTACGTATGGATCTATTTTTACTATATCTTGATTAGGTAAAGCTCTTCTTGCATCTAAAGGATTCGCAAAGAAAAAACCTCTTGAACCAGGAGGTGTTGCAGAGGTTACAGCTTCTTTCAATGCAGCATCTACATCGAGTATATCATCAAATAATTGATTTTTTCTAGCTATCATTGATAATCTATTAACACCCTCAAATATAGAATATCTAGCGTCTTCTATTTCACCAAATAGTTCTCTAAATATTTTACTTCCTTTACCTATAACTTTTATTTCTTTTGTTCCATCAGGTAATTCTTTTGTTAAAGTTTGTGCAAAAGTTTTTATATTTGTAGGTGTATCTGCACCTTGTGTTAAATTATCAAACTCAAACGAAGGTAACTTACTTTTAGGATTATATTGTTTAGCTTGTTTTAAAACACTATCTACTATCATTTCAGCTTCTTCATCTGTAATAGGGTTTTTATTTTTGGCTGCATATCTTTTAAATAATTCTTTTGCATTTTCTACAGCTTCATCTGTTGGTTTATATCTAGTATAAAAACCAAAGTCTTGATTTTGAAATATTCTATAAGTTGTACCTATATAATTCTTAACTCTATCACCCATAAGTTCTCTTAAATTTGTTTGTAATTTTTTACCTGGTGCTGCAACCATACCTACTGGACCTCTAGCTGTTATATCCATTAGATCACTAAATTTTGTTCTAACTTTATTTGTAGCTGTAACTAAATTTTTTATTTGTTCTGGCTTTGCCTTTACTTTTTTTGCAGTTTTCACAAAAGCTTTTAAAGCATCTTGAGGTATACCTTTTTTTAAATCACCTTCAAACATAAGATCGTTTAATTCTTTTAAAAAAACACCTCTATTATCGTCTGTTGTTTTGTTAAGAAAAGTTTTTACCGTTGGAAAGATATTATTTACTTCTTTATCGATACGTTTTACTTGCTCCATGGCAAAGTTTGTGTCTGCCATCTGTCTACCTTTTTCTGTTCTTTTAGATAAAAATATTTCTTGTGGAGCTGAACCTCTAGGTCTAAAATAAGATCCTGCTTTATCAAAGAATCTTTTCATTCTATCATTACTGTAAACTAATTCTTTACCACGCTGTCCTAATAATTTTAATCCAACACCTGTTCCATAAACTAAACCTGTAAGAGGTATAGACTCAGCACTAAATTTTACTCTGTTTAATAATTTTCTTGTAGCATCAGCTTGTGGATCTGCTTGCACATCTCTATCTAATTCTGTTGGGCCAGCTTCAAATACATCTCCAATAGTTCCAATATCCTCTACATCACCAACCAAAAGTTCTCCTCCCGCACCACCAAGAGCCACCGCTCCTATTTTTTGACCTGTAGTTAATTGTAATTGTTTTGCTTTTTTTAAACCTTTTTGAAAATTTTTAGCTGTTGGATTTAAGTATCTACCAGCTTTTTTAGCTTTAACAGCTTTTGATGCTAGAGTTGTTGCTAGTTTGGCACCAGCCCCTGCAGGTAAACCTATTTGCACTAATGCTTGTGTTATCTTTCCAGCTGCATTTTGTTCAGCAACTTCTTCAAATATATTAATAGTATCGAAAGCTTGTTCCACTCTAGCTGCAGCATCAGTTGTCATGCCTGTAGCATCCATAAGTTCTGCACCTAAAGACACAATACCTTCTGGCACTTTAATAAGACCAGAGGCAATACCTGCCATCGCTGACTCAATTTGACCTACTTTATTATTTTCTTCTGGTGGAGATAGAGTTTCTACGTCATCAAATAATGTAGACATTTTAATCTCCTGTGTAGATTTCTAGCTTACCATCTTTTTTAATTTTCATCTGTTTAATAACTGAATCGTAGAAAATAGAACCATCAGGTATGGCATCATTGTTTTCTATAACAGCGTCATCAACTGGTTGACCTTGTGAGTTTACCATAGGGCCTTTATAGTTTCCAAATTTTCCAGCATCTTGTAGGTTTAACTCTTGATCAATTCTAATTGAAGCTTCTACTTCATTAAATCCTGGCTCTTTTGAAGCTGCTTGTAATCTAACTTTAAATCTTGCATCTCTAGTTCCTGATTCATAACCTGTTTTCTTTTTTATTTGTGCGATATCTCTTGTTAGATCTCCTTTAAGTCCTACGCCTAATCCTGTTAAAGCACCTTGACCTGCTAAAGTTTTACCTCTTTGAAGTTGAGTTAATGCAGTTGCTGTTGGTTTTTCAAAAGCTTTTGCTAAATTAGCTAACGTGCTACCGCCACCTGTTTGTGACATGCCTCTTAATCCACCTTGTATTAAAAGGTTAGTTAATATATCACTACCTTTTGGTGCCAACGCTCCTGTAATTTGAGAATATAATTGAGCTATATCTTTTGTTTTATCACTTACATCTGATTTTTGTATCATTTCTAAAGCGGTTCCCACATCAAAATTTTTTCTAGGCGTAGCTAATTCCATAATACCTTCTTCAGCTTGTCCACCTTTTCTAAACATTGGTCTTTTTAAAGTTATACTCATACTATCCTCTTATTAATCTATAGATACCAGCTAATGTAGCACCTGTGCTTAATCCTGTTTGCAATGCACTTGGTGATGGCGTTGTCATAGTTTTCTCTGTACCAGGATATCCTGATATTAAAGGAACAATGCCTCTACCTAAAGTTTGCGCTGCCTCTAATGGTTGAAACGCTTGTCTTTGTGCAAGTTGTTGATCTGCTGTTAACAATTGTTGTTGTCTTGCTTGTTGTTGACCACCAAGCGTCGTTAAACCCGCGATCTGTTGACCAACTAATGAAGGACTGGCTTGTGCTAAACCTAATTGACCAGCCGCTAATGCTCTTTGTTGATTAAAAGCTTGACCTGCTAAATTCTGTGCTTGTGTAAATCCCTGTCCTAATAATTGCGCTTGTAATGCTGCTCTATTTCTATCTGACTCTGCTTGAAAAACTGCTCTTTCAACTCCCTCTCGTCCACCACCAAAAGCCCCTGCAGAAATTGCTCTTGCTGATAACGCTGGTAAACCTCTTGCAGCTTGTGCATCAAACTCTGCAAGTGTTGTATCAATAACATCTTGTTGAAAAGGTGACATGTAAGATTGATAAGCTGTAGGACTTACTAAATCTTTTGCTGCTGTTTCTCTTGCGGCAGCTTCAGTTAAGAAAGGTTGAAAGCCGCCAAGACCAGAAGCTAAACCTTCTGCTTGTGTAGTTAATGCTCCAGGTCCAGCAATAAACTGTCGACCCATAATTTGGGATAGATCTTGACCTTTAAAATCACCAACTGCTTTTGTTAAATCATCTAAATATGTTTTGCCGGCTGCTTCTATAAATTCAGGTGGTAATTGTCTTACTGATTGCACTTCTGCCATTATACTCTTCCTCCTGCTTCTAAAGTTTTCATCATGTTATACATACGTTCAGCGCCTTTGTTAACGTCACCATCACCCATGCCTCTCACAGCATCGGCTGTAAATACGAATTCGTTATTTGATAACATCGCTGGGATGTCATCTTCTTTTTCTTTTATACCAACTGGAGGTATAAATCCACCAGTTTCTCTAAGGTCTAGTTCTTTTACGCCTTTTGGATTTTGCCTTACAGGTAGTCCCTCGATGCCCGCTGCTTGCATAGCATTATCGCTAGCCGTATCCATTATACCACCCGTAGCTTTAGAATTTTTAATTTGATCAATTTCTGCTTGTGATGCTCCAGTAATAGACATAATTGTATCATCGTCTGCCCCTCTTGAAATCATATCTTTTATCATTTTAATTTTTTCATCAGCTCCTTCTTCAAAACCCATTCTTCCACCTATAGCGTAACCACCTCTACCTTGGTTATATTCTGTAATTTGTGACTCTACAAATTGAGCTACCTTTTCTGGTTGATTACGTAATTCAGGATTTAGATTTGTATAGTATTGAGTTAAATAAGATTTCAATGCCCCTTTGTCTCTAGTAATAGCTTCAACTTCTTCTTCAGATTTACCTGCAAAAGCTCCACCAAATAATGCACCTGCAGCACCCATGGCTAGATTTTTACCTACATTACTTGTTAAAAAATTAGGCATGGCTAACTTGGGTAAACCAAAAGAACCTGTTGCTAATCCATATCCACCTAATCCAAGAAGTGCTAATTTACCAGCATCAGATGATATAATATCTCCTATGCCTTTGGTAACTTTTTTAACAGTTTTTTTAACTGCTTTGGCTACTTTACCTAAAAAGAATTTATCTCTAGGCACTACATCCATAATGCCACCGCCCATATATAATTGTCTTTTCATTTGTCCTCTAGATATTGTCATAATTTAGCTAAGTTGTTAAGGCAGGCGTAAAATCCTGTATCTTCCAATCTACTTGGTTTTACCAAATAAATCAAGGCTTGGCATAATGACTTTAATATCTCTACGTATATCTGCTTCCGGCACTCCTTTTGCCTTCCATTCTTCGTCATTTTTATACACTTCGCCTGTTTTTAGATTAGATATTGTTTCTATAATCTCTTTTGGTTTTATTACTTCCATTATGTTGTTACCTCTCTTGGCTGTATTTCTAATATAGAAGCTATAACATGTAATTCGTTAGCGTCACTAGCCTGTACTTTTAGTATCTCACTCTCTTCCATAACAAGAGGTTGAGTCAAAAGTTCTACCGTTGTATTAGAAGATATAGCTTTTGTTTTAAATAAGCTGAATATAGCACCGCTAGAATTAACTAACGTTACTGTTAAATTAGCTCCTGATCCAGCATCCTCAGAAACTAATATAGATTTTACAACTGTCGTTGTAGCAGTGGGAACTGTATACAAAGTTGTAAGATCTGTTGTGGTTAAATCCACTTTTTTATTTTTAAAACTATTAGCCATTAATTTAAAAAGAAGTTTTGTGCGTCTACTTCATCCTTTAGTTCTTGTTGAAATGTTGTATTTAATTTTTGCACAATGGCATCAAGATCTCTTACCTGCGCATCAGCCACATCTTGTCTATATTCTTTACTAGGTCTTGTTAATATCTGTACTATCTTTGCCATTATCTTCTTCCATCTGGTTGTATATCTAATCTAAATCCACCAAGTTTCCAATTCTGTGATGATCCTGTATTTGCTATCTTTAAAGACACAGCTCTTGCTCTAGCTCTTGTGTCTACCTTAGTTGTAGATGATGTAATTGTAAACGGACCAAGAGGTGAGCTCGCTTGACTGCTATTAGAAAAATTTCTTAAATTTAATGTAATTTGTGTATTACCTGTTTGAGATAAAAAGTCTGGTATAAATCTTCGTATCTTTGCAAATACTTCACCATCACCACCTTGACTTATGTCAAAATCTCCTGACTCTATATTTGCAGACACTGTTGTTACTGCTGAAGCTGTAACTTGATCTGTGCCAGTTTCATGTTCGTAATATATTGTGCAACCATCAGTGTTACCAACAACATCGTAAGAAGCGTTTGAATCAGCATCGTAATCCGTTGCATGTGGTTTACCAAACACAGAAGAGTCTTGCCATGTTGTTCTATCTAGTGTTCCCGTTGTCCATATAGGCCTTTGAGGTGTAGACTCTTGATAATTATAAGTTACAACTCTATCTACGACTGTAGAGTTTTCTGTGCAATAAAACCAATTAATTTCACCAAACAAATTATTTAATCCAGCGTTAATTAATTGTGATGCTGTTGTATTTAAATTATTATAAACAAAATCTTCTACTAAACATGGTAATGTTTGAAGAGCACCGGCATATTTAAAAAAACCATTTTCTGAAAACCAATATGCAGCACCATCTACTTCAACAGCTGCGTTCTGTCCTATCAATCCACAGTTAGTGCCTACTTGTGTAAAACCAAAAGTAAAAGGTGGACCAATAAAACGCATTGTAAATAAGGCAGTGTCTGTCCAAACATAGATTGCATCTCTACCTCTAACAGCTCCTACAATTCTAGATCCATCTGCAAGTCTCTGTGTGCCCGCAGTGTTAGTAGCTGTTGGTGTGTAAGTATTAATATCTTCTTGGTTAGAGAATCTAATAAACATTTGATCTTGTGTAGACTGATCCCCTATTGTTGTTTCTGTTCCAAAGAATACTAAGTGCCTGTCAGGTGTAGATACGATCATATCTCTCGATGCAGTTGGCGCACCTGAAATAATTGTAGCTCTTGTTGACGTAGCACCAGACGCATTTGAGTCCCATTCAAATACTTGTCCGTTATGTATTAGGGCTATAATTTTATCACCAAAGTTATCGATAGACCACATACCTGGATCAACAACCAAGTCACCAGATGCAGCCTCGCCCCACGCTACATAGTCTGTAGAGTTAGTTACAGTATCTGCATTCGAATGTGATGCAGCTGTGGTATTTCTAACTCCTCTTGTTACACCCGTCAAAGTATTGCCTGATATACCTGTGTAAGAAATTTCTTCATTTCCTATTTGAATAAAACTTGTCCCTGATGAAGGAAATAATGTTGCATCAGTTAACACAATGGTTGTTGTAGAAGCATTAATACCTCCATTCAAACTTGTTTGTGCCTCTCCTGATACCGTACCACCCCACTGTCCTAAACTCCAACCAAATCCAGGAAGTTGTCCTGCAGGTCCAACACTATAATAAGATTGTACTCTAATACCTCCAGAGGCTGATCCACCGGAACCACCCTCTGTTGTAGACATGGTAATGGTAATACTTGTTGAAGATGAAACAGAAGTCACCATGAATTTATTATCGTTAAAGTCAGAGGCACCAAAATTTGAATTTGTAATAGTGCTAAAATTATCTAATAAAATAATATCTCCAGCTTGAAGATTATGGTCACTTGAAAAAGTTATAGTAACAACTGCAGATCCATTAGTGGTTGTAAAAGCATTTGTAAGAGTGTTTGTTGCTCGAATCGGGTGTATGTCATAAAACACACCTCCTGTGTACGCGTATAAAATTCTATTAGTTCCTATAATTGAAAACTTGTTACCTGACTTATTAACAATGTGATGCATAGCTCTAGCTGCACCTGTAAGTTTGTTTTCGCCTAATTGTGACCAACCACCTATTTTTTCTGGTGTTGAGTATCTGAATCTAACGTTATCACCATCTACCCACTGACCTTCAGCTTGAGTTGGTGTAACTTGTTTATTAAATCCAGGTAAAAACTGTACTTTTTGTAATGCCATAGACCTCCAGATTATATTAGATTTAGTCTATATTCAACGTTATTTAACTATTCCTAGCATAGGTCTTTTATCATACAAATTAGATTTTGCAAACTGTCCATCTGCATGATTATAGTGCAAAAATACTTGACCACAGAGTTGACCCTCAAAAGGTTCTCTCCAGTGCTCTAATTCACATCCCGAGTAAATGAGCATATCTCCTGGTTTTAAATCTACTTTTATACCTTTGGGTGCTCCGGGCTTATGTATGCCTTTATACTCGTCTATGACGTTGTTAGACCCTGTAGGATCGATAAATATAGGCCAGTTATCTCCACCTAGATTTAGTGTGGTTGATATCTCACAGCTAGGTCTATCTTTGTGTCTTCTTAAAATATTACCTTTTCTATAAAGTCTTGTGTAAGAATAAGTAGGTACTAGTTTAAGTCCTGTCTTTTTCTGCATCACAGCTATAGTTTTAACAAGTAATGTTTCCATTAATCTATCACCATATTTAGCGTAGGAACCTGGAACTTGTGGGTCGTTAAAATTACCAATAAGTTTATTACCAGCGTGTGTTACACTGTTATTTAACATCCAGTGATCTGCTTCTGCGGATATCTGTAAATACCTATAAGCTATGTCTGCTACTTCTTTAGATATAGCACCTTTAATTACTTGGTATTTATTTTTTTTAAAACTCATATTTGTATAAAGTTATAAGATACAGATATTCTCCAGTTCTTTTCACCCTTGTCTGTATTCATATTTATATCAACACCATGAGGAAGCCAAGATGGAAAAAAGATCATACGTCCTTCTATGGGTTCATACGCACATACCCTCCATAATTGTTCGGGTAGATTGTCCACTCTTCTAGGCATATATATATTAGGTCCTGGTCTAGGATCTTCTAAAAACAACTTGCCTGAGTTTTTAGGCACTTTAATATAGTATACACCTGACCACATAGAGTTAGGATGCGTATGTGTTTTATTGTAACTGTAGGTAGGATTAATATTAGCCCACATATTACCAAGACCTAGTTTATCTTTAATACCAAAGTCTGCGTTACATTCGTAAGCCATTTTAAATAATTCATCGATAAGAGGTTTGTATTCTTTTCTCTTATCCATATCTGTTTTACTGTGCCAACCAAAACCAGAGTTTGTTTTCTTCTCGCCTTCAGGATCTGCCTTACGCCATTTTTTTATTTCTTTAAATAAATATTTATTAAGTTCTTTAGCGTTAGGTATATCTTTAAAATAAACAGCAGTTGGAAATAATATTTTTCTATGAAGTTGACTCATTTAAATGGTGGTCCTCCAAACCACATTACTAAAGATTTTCTCACACCTTTTTTAACGGGTGCAACTTTGTGTCTTAAGAATGATGCAAAAAATATAGCTTGTCCTTGTTTTAAGGGCAGCGGTTTGTTATCACCCATCTCTGAAAATAAAAGATCTCCGCCTGTAAACTCTGACGGATCTGACAATAAACACGTCATAGATATTTTTCTAATTGGATTTTGACCATCTTGACCAAACGCATTAAGATCCATGTGCCAATCATAAAAACCTTTTTTAGGATACACGGTAAACTGTGCAGGTTCAGTAAGTGTTACACCATCAAAATAAAAATGATTTAAATTAACAATCGATAATTGATTTTCAATAACTTTATACATCTGTGGTAGTTTATTAAAAGGTATCCAAGAGATTGTTGTCACTCGTTTCTTAGTATCGTATTGACCTTTTTCACCTCCACCTACTTTAGCTTGCTCTGGTGCACACTGATGACCGGCATCTATAATCATCTTACATTGTTCAGGTGTAAAAATAGGTTGTGTGGTTGTGGCAACATAAGATTGCCATCGTGGCATCATTGGTATCATTCCATTTGCCCCGATCCAGTTCTTGAAGATACAGGATTGTAATCAACATCAACATTACAAACTAATGTTCTTCTTGTTTCTTTGGTTCCGTTAAATGGATATACGCAGTGTCTCATGTCATAAGGAAAAACATAAAAGTCTCCTATCTTCATTTCAGGTGCATAATCTGTTTTAGCAAATTGACCAGCGGCTGCACCTATAATTTGTAATCGTCCATTCATAGGTTTATCAGGAGCAGAATATTCTATGCCTGTTTCTTTAGGTAGTTTTAAAATCATTACAGAAGATAAACCTGTATAGAGTTTACCTTGATGTATGTGTACAGGATTATATTCATGTGCTTTCATTTCATTAACCCAAATAGAGTTTATAGATCTATTATTTTCACCAACTTTATTCCAAGTTAAATAATGATCAAATATAGAATCAAACCACTGAAGTATATCTTGTGGTAAAAAACAATGTTGATGCATTTTATTATTGTTAGGGCCTGAATAAAATAAAGATACTTCATCTTGTATTTTACCTACTAATTGTTTGTTAGCTTTTGGTAATTGTTTCTTTTGTCTCTCGTATATTTCATTAAGACCTACAAATATTTCTAAAGGAACTTGGTATTTCAAAACAGTCTGACCTAAATATACAAAATCAAATTTCATTCTTTTTCCTAATTTCTGTTGCGGATATAGACTCTATTTTTTCTGGTAAAGATATTTTTTCTATTGCATATCCAACATCTCTACCATAACATATATTTGTAATATTTGGAACTCTTACTATTACATATTTACCATAATATGATCTTAATTTTTTATTAATTTTTCTTCTCACAGTTTTAAAGGGATATGGATTTTTTTCACCCGCGCAAGATCTAACCATAATTATAACCTGCCCTGTTTTCTCTAATATTTTTTTAAATAATTCAAAATGGCCATCATGAAAAGGTTGATATCTTCCTAACATTTGAGCGGTTGGTTTATTGTAATCTATCACGTATCTCCTTTATAATATGACTATAATTAAAATCTTTTATTTCGTAAGTGCAATGACTAGGTTTTTCAAACATTTTATTCGTATCTTCAAATCTACCCTCTTTAATTGTGTTCATCCAAATTTTAATATCATAATCAGATCTGTTTTCATCATAGGGACAAATAAAATCAATAACAGATGGACCATCAGCTAAACTAGCTAAACAATACATTCTCTCAGCTTGACGCAATCTACCTTCCATAGAAAAATCCCAATCGTTAAACATTTTTCTAATTTCGTCAGCATTAAAATAAGCCATGTTAACTGCAAGCTGTCTTGCAAAAGTAGTTTTACCAGAGCCCGGTAATCCAAAAACTAATATTTTAAATGAATTTAATCTTTCCATAAGTCTGTATAATTTCTTGTGGTAACACCTTTTTAATATCTCTTTTTGTTTTTGTCAAAGATTTTGTTTTTATGGTATGCATGCCTACGCCAAATATATTATCATAATATTGTAAACCATTTACTTCTAATTGTTTAAAATTTTTAAATCTATGTTTATATTTTGGTATACCTAAAAATTTATATATACTATTAATTGTTTCTTTAGGTTTATAAACTATTTCATCATAATCTACAAAATGCACATGATGTTTGTTTTGTGGTTTTAATAAGTTAGCCATAACCTTTAAAGCTTTTACTATGTGTCCATCTTTGTTCATGAGTTTATGACAAGCTTGTGTAGGCGTCCCTAATCTTTTAATATAATTATCAGGTGTTTTATTTGCCCAAGCTATCCATGAAGCTAACACTTCTAATATAGGTCTCACTAAAAATATAATTTTTACATTAGGATCTAAATGTTTTTTTATTAATTTTAAATTACCCTCTGTGCCAGCAGGGCTACGATCTATGATATATTTACAATTCCAGTCCTTATAATAATTATTAAATACAGAATCTAAAACATTGTTTAATGATTCATGATCAGGAAAGTTTTGAAAAATATCTGTATGTTTAAGTAAGAATAACTCTTTATATATTTCAAGAGTGATAGAATTAGGCGTGCAACACACATCTGGGTTTTGATTTAATATTGATGCAAGAATAGTATTACCTGCTCTAGGAAAACCACTAAGAAAAAATATTTTTTTACTTGGTAATTTTTTTATTTTTCTTGGCATCAAGTGATAATGTGTTTTCTCTTAATCCTTTTTTCAAAGCCTCTAGTTGACCCATTATATTAAATACTTCTGGTTGTGATGTACCAGGAGTTATAGTTTCTTTTTGTTTTTCAAATCTTAACAGGTAAGATTTAGCTTGGTGTGTGTTTACATCTCTCTTATCAAAATTACCATCATCAAACTCTTTTTTAAGTTTAGACCAAGTGGCTACTTCTCTCATTCTATGTTTAGCAACCAACTCCATCTGTGCTTTACCATATAATTTTTCTTCTAGCTCTACTTGTTTGAGTTCTTTCTCTAATGGATCTTTTTCCTTTTTAATATCTCTTTGTAGTTTTTTTATCTCAACTTCATTCTTCCTAGCATCAAATGATAGATGAACTAAATTTTCAAAGTGTGTATTCTGCTCTCTTACAGATTGCCAATACTTTGAAGCATTTGTTGGATATTTATTATCTGACAACACAGAGAATCTCATTTCTGTTTCTGTACGAAACATTTGTTTTTTCATCCATGTATCTTGTAACTCTGGAATTAATTTTTTAAAATTTTTAACATCCTCTTTGTCTAAGATGTTTGTTAAATACTTTGACTCTGTTTCTAGCTTAGTAGCTATATTACGTTTTTCTTTTGACATGTTTCTCCTTTATTTACTTCTAATCTCTTTATATACCTTTCTATATAAAGGTCAAGTCTACGATACGGTTACTGTAGATAACGTGTTATCTGCTGTCCATTCTTCTGTAGCGTCACCACCACTTTGAGGGCCTCCAGCTACAAACCCAGCCACTGTTGTTCCAGCGGCACCACCATCATTCCTAGCTGTAGATAAATTATTTAATTCAGTCCATGAAGTACCATTCCAATATTCATTATTTGCAGAGCCCCCACCTCCAGCGCAAAATGCATCAGGAGAACCATTTCCAAATAACATAACACCTCTTCTAGCAGAGTTGATTTCATTAGTTTCAGTCCAAGAAGTTCCGTTCCAAGTTTCTGAACTATTAATTGTTCCTCCAGGTCCTTGACCTCCAGCAACTATTCCTGCAGTTGAAGGTCCACAACCTGAAAAATTTCTACGACCTCCATTCATACTATTAACAGCAGTCCATGACGTTCCGTCCCAAGACTCTGTTGTTGTTATTGGAGGATTATTTCCACCACAACAAATTGCAGAAGTTGAAACTCCAAAACCAGCTGGTCCATTATTTCTGCTAGTGCTTAAATCATTTGTTTCAGTCCAGCTTGATCCATCCCATTGCTCATTTTTAACACCAGAAGGTGGAGGACCACCAGTAAAAACTATTACAGCTGTTTGTGTTCCTTTTGTAGATGCTGATCCAGCAGAGTGTCCACTATTAGTATCCGTTGTTTCACTCCAAGATGAACCATCGTATTGTTCATGTAATTGTGATTTATTTGTAGGAGGATTATATGGTGATCCACCAAATACTGAGCCAGCTGTTTGAGTTCCACAACCTGCCATGTATCCTCTAGGTGTATTTATACTTCCACCAGAAGAAAAACTTGCTACTGGTATCCCAGCCGCTTTTCCAAAACCTTTTAACGCTGTGCCTCCAGAAAAAAATAGCATACCTTCTTTTAATTTGTCTTGTGTTACTGGTGGAAAATCCCATTCCTCTGTGGTCGCCACTGGAGCAGTCACATATCCTCCTGCTGCTACAGCACTTGTAGCACCTCCAGATCCACTAGCATAATAGTCTCTACCTGTTGACATGTCATTTACTTCAGTCCAAGCAGATCCATCCCAAGACTCCGTGTTTCCTGGGCCACTAATAGGTTGATCACCTGCCCAAGCAATCGCCTCAGTGTTAGATGAACCAGATCCACCTGCATAACTTCTGCTTGTATTTATTTCTGAAACTTCAGTCCAAGCAGATCCATTCCATGATTCAACAAAATTAGAAGGTGTGAAAGGTGATGTTCCATTAGGATTAGTTCCTCTTATTCCTCCAGCAGCAATTGCAGAAGTTGAAACACCGCTTGATCCTGCACCTTCTCTTAAGGTATTCATCTCTGCTAATTCAGTCCAAGAACTACCATTCCATAACTCTGTGTTATTTACACCTAAACCTCCAGGTCCAGGTGTACTACCTGTAAATACTAATGCAGCAGACACTGATCCTTGATGACCAGATCTGCTTAATCTTCTGACTTGATTTAATTCTGCAATCTCTGTCCAAGCAGATCCATTCCATTGTTCATTTTGTGGAGCGTCTGTATCTCCTGGAGGAATTGCACCACCTATAACTATTGCAGCAGTTTGAGTTCCCACACCACCTGGATATCTTCTACCTGTGCTTAAATCTGTTTCTTCTGACCAAGCTGATCCGTTGTATTGTTCATGAACTGCTAGATAACCATTGCCTGGATTATTTCCTCCTGCAATTAATGAAGAAGAGCTTGATGCCCCTGCCTCTCCACCACTATTTCTAGCGTTATTCATATCGGCACCACTAGCCCAAGTTCCAACATTTAAAACTGGATCGCTGTCTAGTGTTTGTATTGTTACGCCTTTTACTTCTTTATACGTTGCCATAATTAACTCGCTGTAATTGTTTTGTTAGCCACATCAGCTGTCCATTCTTCTGATGCACCAGAGTATCCAGATCCTGTGTATCCTCCAGAATACAAAGCTGAAGTAGAACTACTAGCTGGTCCTTGCGATGATGCTCCTGCATATCTAGCAGTGGACATATCATTAAGCTCTGTCCAACTAGTTCCGTTCCAAAATTCTGTGTATCTTGATGTTGTGTTTCCAGGTAAAGATGGTGAACCGCCAGGTCTATTACCCATAGACATAATAAAAGCAGTTTGTGTGCCAGCCCCTCTGATACTTTGTCTAGAGGTATTAGATTCTGTTGTTTCTGACCAACTCGATCCATCCCATAATTCTACTTCATCGGAACCAAAAGGAGCTTTATAACCATTTGCTCCAATCGCAAGAGTTTGAATACCACCTCCTGCAAGATTACCTCTAGCGTTGTTCATATTAGCTCCTTCAGTAAATGCAGACCCATTCCAAAGTTCAGTATGATTATTACTGTTTCCAAAAAATAGAGCTGCTGTTGTTATTCCACACTGAGCTCTATCATTAGTGGAGTCATTTGATTCAGTTGATTCTGTCCAGTTTGATCCATTCCATTGCTCGTTGTTTGTTCCAAATGATGGAGCAGGAGATCCACCCACAGCCATTGCTGCAGTTTGTAATCCAGTCACCGAATGATAAGATTTTGAACCATTCATTTCATTTACTTCAGTCCAACTTGATCCATCAAATAATTCTGTATTATTTGTTACTGGGCTTTGTCCACCACAAATTAATGCAGCAGTTGTAGAACCAGCACCACCACAAAAATATCTAGTGCTTGTATTCAAAGAAGGTACAGACGCCCATGTTGCACCAGCCATGTCTGTTATTGTTTCTTTAAAAGAGTTTGTTGTCGAATTAAAAAATAGTTGTCCTATAGTTTGTTGATTAAACGTTGCAGGTGCTGACCACTCCTCTGTTGCATTAGTTGGAGATGAACCAGGTGGTCTTCCTCCTGCCATAATTGCTGAAGCTAAAGTTCCTCCTCCACCGCCTCTTTGTCTGGCAGTTGATAAATCAGATAGTTCTGTCCAACTAGTTCCATTCCAAAATTCTGTTACCGCCGTTGTTGTTGATGAAGGTCCTACAGCACCTCCATAAAATAATGCTGAGGTTGTAGTTCCTCCGGCTGTTCCTCTAGCTCTTGAAGTATTAAATTCTGATAATTCGGTCCAAGAAGATCCATCCCATTGTTCTACTTTGTTTCCAAAAGTTGGACCTGCTGGTTGACCTCCTACCTCTAAAGCTGCTGTTGTTGTTCCTAAACCAGCACAATAAGCTCTTCCCTCGTTTAATTCGTTTGCATCAGACCAAGATGAACCATTATAAGTTTGGTTGATTGCACTAAAAGCACCTCCAGATAGTAAACCTCCTGCAATTAATCCAGCAGTCGTTGTGCCAACAGGACTATTACTACCAAAAGATGTGGCAGTTACTAGATCTCCAACTTCAGTCCAATTAGTTCCATCCCATTGCTCTACAGTGCTTTGATATGGAGATCCACCTCCAGCTGCTAATGCAGCGGTTGTTGTGCCAACAGGATGTCTAGCGTACATCGGATTACCCGGTGCACTCATGTCATTTTTTTCTGTCCATGAGGTTCCATTGTACAATTCTGTTGCATTAGTACTACCACCTGCTATTAAACAAGCATCAGAGTCCTCAGCCCAACCAGCAACATAATCTCTAGCTGTGCTCATAGCTGTGCCACTAGCCCATGTACCACCTGCTTGTTGAGACGCAATGGTATCGCTTGCCAGTGTTTGAACTGTAAATCCTTTTATATCCGAATACTTAGCCATAGGTTAAGACTATGGAAGATTATATACTACTGGTCTTGAGCCTTGACGTTCTTGCTCTTCAGCTGACAATGCATCCCA